GAAATATTTAAGGGCTACACTTGAAAGCTATCGCAAAAGCGGGGCTTACGTAATTCTTGCATATGACAATCCTTTTTATCCCTGGGGCGGAAGGTCCAGCCAAGATATACTCCGGTGTATGCCTAACGTAAACCATTACATCTTGGCCAATAGTGTGGTTATAAAGCATCTTACTTACGACAGCAATAAACGTAATGGCTGGTTCTGGGACGTGCGCTATGCCCAGGGGATACTCAGAAATTTTAAAAATATAAAATATGTTTATTGTACAAACGGAGATTGTATCTGCGAGAAACCGGAAGGGTTTAAAGATATTATACAACTCCTTGGGGCTGATGAGGTTATGGCTGGACAGAGTTCCGGAGAGACCCTTCATACCGCTGATGTGATTTATAAAATAGAGGCCTTTAATTCTATCTTTGATTATATGGCTGAGGAAATGAGAGTGCCGGTAATGGGCAGCCGCAGCCCGGAAGGTATGCTTAGAGAGGCCATTGCGGCGCAGAAAATAAAAGTAAGGCATGTACCGCAGCAACCCCGGGATATGGATAATACAATAGATATGTATGCCTGTTACGGCCAACCGAGTACCTTCAAAGATTTGATAGGTTTCCGTAACCTCTTCGCGGAGCAGGAAACTGCATGGAATAACGGCCTTACGCCGCTTGATAAAAAATACATGGATAATTACCTCGACTGGTTGTATTTTTCCGGAGAAGAAAGAGAGACTCTCTGCCGGTACTATGATACCGGGGATCTAAGATATTTATACCAGTACTGGGATAGGGGGGAAGACAGAGATTATAACCGTTTGTATTACCCATTGGAACATTATGGGAAGGAGCCAATTTATGAACGGAAGATTAGCTAAGAAGCTGCGGAAAGAAATGCGGCGAAGGGATAAAGAGATATTCCCGGAGCTTAAAGATTTTATCAACCATCTTTCTTTCTTTGCCCGTTTCCGGGTTGCCTTGCGGGTTTTATGCGGGAGGTTTTAATGGGTTTGACCAGGGCTGATTTAGTTGGGGAAATGACGGAAGAAGAACGGGCAAGCCGTAAATTCTGGATAGACCGGACTATGGCTAACGACGTTTGGGCCAAGAAGATATTTAATAAAGTAGGTATTCTTCTTACCGGCCATCAAGCTAACCGGCCGTATATTAAAGCTTGTGTAGAAACTCATTCGAAACTGGGGTTTTGGATAACCCTGGCTTACGATAATTATGTAGATCCTACTTGGGCGGAAATAGATCATAACCGGTTTATGCCGGGGAAAGAAACGCTGGATAAAGTGGATATGTTTCTTATGCCCCATTATCAAACCTGGGGCGGCGTTGCATATCCCTACTTCTGGCTTCTTAAGTTTGGCGTAGAGAGTATGCAGCAATTCGATTATATCTATTGTACAAATTCAGATTTTATATTGGAAAAACCAGAAGGTTTTCCTGAGCTATTCGCGCTTATGGGCGATGCAGATATTATGACCTCCGGCCCGGACTATGAAAGGGCGGCGAATACTGCGGGCTTTATTGCTAAGGCAAGCGCTTTGCGCGCTATAGTCAAGCATATGCAGGATCATTTTATACCCTGGGATGTATACGAAAAATATACTCAGGAATTAGGCAATACCGAAGGCCGGTTTGGCCGGGCGATAAAAGACTTGGGCCTTAAAAAGGTTACAGTTACCCCGCCGGCTGATGATATGTTCAAAGTACCCGGCAAAGGTACCTGGTATGATCTAATTGGTTTCCGGCATATTCATGCCGAGCACAACCATGCTTATAGGAATAAGGGTATACCGCCGGATGTGAAATATTTAGATAGCCGGTTTATGGGCGATGAGTATAGGCAGATAAAAGAATATTGGGAAACTAAAGATATGAAAATACTTGAAAACTGGTGGGCGAAATAAATGAGTTGTGTATTATTAGCGCATTTAGATGGGGCTACTTCTGAAACCGCAGAGATAGGTGGCATTTTTACTTTTGCAGGGACTGCCCAATTGGATACCGCTCAGTATAAATTTGGCGTAAGTTCTCTATTGCTAGATGGAAATAGCGGCTATATAACACTTCCCGACAGTGCTGATTGGAATTTAGGGAGTGGAGATTTTACTTTAGATTTATGGGCAAGATGGGCGACAGCGGCCGATTGGGGCGCTTATTCCGGGCAATTTAGTAGTTTAGGCTGGGTTAAAGTAAAGGTATCGGTAGCATAATGGATTATAAAGATATTATAAAAGACTTCGTTGAAATAGTTGAAGAGCGTTCTTATACCCGTAAGGTATTCGAAACCTTTTCTGGCAAGCGTTATCATTTCCATACCGCTCACAAACATTTTAAAAATATCCGCGGTGCGTTTGAAGATATAGACACAACGCTTTCTTTTGATAATACTGCTAAAATTTGGAAACAATCCAAAGCCTCTTACCATTGCAACATACCCGAATATTCTGACGACTGGTTCGAGTTTTACAACGCTTACGAGGGTGCAAATCACACCATAAAAGCAAAGCCGGTTGCGAGCCATGTTAAGGGGGAGTATTTTAATGCAGAAGACGGGCAAGGCGTTATTTACAAAGACGCTTTCGGCAAAGGCATTGACTTAAAGGTTTATGCCTATTGGCACGGATTGAAGAAGGTCATTATCATAAATGATAAACCTTCCACAATCGCTGATATGTCTTTTGACTTTGAAATGGATATGCCAAATAAAGTTAAAGACAGACAAGGCAACCAATGGGGCAAGACGAGTAAGTTAGATTTTAAAGACAAGACTTTAAAGATAGGCGAGGACGGAAAAGAAAGCTACTTCCACAATGCAATGATGTGGGATAGTGGAAAGAACAGAGAAAATGTAAATATAGAATTATATATCAAAGACGGAAAAACCTATCTTCGTAAAACCATACCAAAAGCGTTTTTAGAGAAAGCGACTTATCCAGTTTATACCGACCACCCGACTAATTACAGCCCAACGGCGGGGGATGGGTATACAATGAGTATGATGGAAATTTGGAACGATGCACATGACCTTGAATCTGGATTTTTGGCAGATTATACAGAAGCCAGTTTTACAATGGGGGTCGCTCTTAATTTTTCTTATTATTTTATATGGAGAGCTTTTACACCCATAGATACTTCTGGCATAGAAGACGATGTCACAATTTCTTCTGCTTTACTTTATCTATATGTGTTACAAAAATATGATGATGATAATGACGGTGATGATTGGATAAATGTAGTGCAAACATTTCAAGCAAGCACTACTGAGTTGGTTGTTGGAGATTTTGAAGATTGTGGTTCTGATAATGGTTCGGCGGCTCGTGCAAAATATGCCCCCCAAGAAGGGGCAACAAGAATAGATATCGGGAACATAAATACATCTACTTATAATGCTTGGACATTAAATGCAACTGGCAGAGGATGGATGAATAAAACAGGGGTAAGTATGTTGGGATTAAGAGAAGGGCACGATGCTGTTGATTCTGCGCCTGGAGCTACATCCACTTATCTTAACTTTTCTTCTTCCGAAGACACCTCTGGCACCAAAGATCCGTACCTTGATGTAACCGTAGAAGCAAGTTCATCTAGCAGTTCTAGCAAGTCTAGTTCTTCCAGAAGCTCCAGCTCATCAAGCAGTTCCTATTCTTCGAGCAGCTCCAGCAGTTCTTATTCTTCGAGCAGCTCCAGCTCGCGCTCGTCGAGTTCCAGCTCATCGAGTTCTTCATCTAAAAGCTCGAGTAGTTCGTCTTCTTCGTCAAGTTCAAGTTTATCGTCTAGTTCATCATCGAGCTCCAGCAGTAGTAGGAGTTCTTCGTCTTCTAGCTCACGCTCATCCAGCAGCAGCTCTTCTTCGAGTAGAAGCTCCAGCTCATCAAGCTCCAGCTCGCGCTCGTCGAGTTCCAGCTCGTCTTCGAGTAGTTCTAGCAATTCAAGCAGCTCAAGTTCTTCAAGCAGTTCATTGAGCTCCAGCTCATCGAGTAGTTCTTATTCTTCGAGCAGCTCAAGCAGTTCATTTAGCTCCAGCTCATCGAGTAGTTCAAGTAATTCCAGCAGTTCTAGCTCTTCGAGCAGCTCCAGCAGTTCTAGCTCTTCGAGCAGCTCCAGCAGTTCATTAAGCTCCAGTTCTTCCAGCAGTTCTTATTCTTCGAGCAGCTCCAGCTCGCGCTCGTCGAGTTCCAGCTCATCGAGTTCTTCATCTAAAAGCTCGAGTAGTTCGTCTTCTTCGTCAAGTTCAAGTTTATCGTCTAGTTCATCATCGAGCTCCAGCAGTAGTAGGAGTTCTTCGTCTTCTAGCTCACGCTCATCCAGCAGCAGCTCTTCTTCGAGTAGAAGCTCCAGCTCATCAAGCTCCAGCTCGCGCTCGTCGAGTTCCAGCTCGTCTTCGAGTAGTTCTAGCAATTCAAGCAGCTCAAGTTCTTCAAGCAGTTCATTGAGCTCCAGCTCATCGAGTAGTTCAAGTAATTCCAGCAGTTCTAGCTCTTCGAGCAGCTCCAGCAGTTCATTAAGCTCCAGTTCTTCCAGCAGTTCATTAAGTTCCAGCTCATCCAGCAGCAGCTCATCGAGCTCTTCGAGTTCAAGTAGATCTTCCAGCTCTTCGAGTTCAAGTTCCTCGCGCAGTAGCTCAAGCTCGTCAAGTAGTAGTAGTTCAAGTAAATCCAGCTCGTCTTCGAGTTCTTCATCCAAAAGCTCGAGTAGTTCGTCTTCTTCCTCAAGTTCCCGTTCTTCGTCTTCTTCGTCAAGTTCTTCATCCCGGTCTTCGTCTTCTTCGTCAAGTTCATCTTCGTTAAGCAGCTCGTCCAGTTCCTCGTCCTCGAGCTCCAGCTATGGCTGGACAGACAGGCAGGAAAATAGTACGGCATGGGTAGATAGAAGTAAAACAAGTGTATCCTGGGTAGATAGAACAAAAACCGCAGGATCATATGTAGACAGGTAAGGAGGTAATAATGATATTAAGCAGTTTTAAAACGTACGTAAAATATGACTTTAAAAGGACGGATAAAGATACAGAGTTGGTACAGGCCTATAATGATTCTATAGTGCATGTTTCAATACTTATGCCGCATAGTTTTTATAAGTATCAATCTTATGTAACAACTGTAACCAGCCGGGAAGAATATCCTATACCCGCTACTGCCTTGCATATTATTCATCCGGCCAGGCTGCTCGACGGTTCAGCCTCAAGCGATAGCGGAACAATATTAGAACATATTGATAAGCAGACGTATGATATACGGGAAACTAATCCTAACCGGACAAGCCCTGCAACCGGAAGGCCTAATGCTTATACTATATTTGCCGGGGCATATTTACTTTCCCCGATACCGGATAAGTCTACATATTTACTTGAAATAGACTGGACTAAGAAACCAACTGCGTTGAGCGCGGACGCGGATGCTCCGGCCCTGGGATCAGAATGGGACGAGGTACTTAAGTGGATGACTTTGGATAGATTGTTTGCCGGATTGGGTTTATATGACGAAGCAAATTATTGGAGAGGAAAATACGAAGACAGCCAGGGTAATCCTGTTGGCCTTTTAAAAAGGCTGTTGGATATAGAAAGAGACCGGGAAGGTGTAACGATAGGAAGAGTTCGTAATAATAGTCTTTAAAAGGGAGGTCAATTATGTCGGTATATGTAGAAACCTGGGATGAAACAACTCCTCCGGGTACGGGCGCGGCCGGGAGTATTTCTTTAGGGGATGATCGTATAAGGGAATTAAAGCGGGCCTTGCGGGAAAGGCTGGCTGCGGATCATAAATTCCTGGCGGATGAAACCGGGGTTACTACAATAGGCTATCATCTTGCGGTACATATGATAGATAATGTAACAGATCCAACTGCGGTTGCAACTACCGGGATTGTCTATTCAAAAACAATCGCAGGGGTTATAGAACTATTTTATATTGATGCTGCGGGGAATATTACGCAGTTGACAAGGGCGGGGCAATTAGCATTGGATAAAGGGCGGTTGCCTAATGATACATATTTAATTGCCAGGAACGCCGCGGATGGAGCTAATGTTAATCTCTTTAAACTTAACACCTCTAATCTTTTAGAGATTATGGATGGGGCAGTTATGGCTTCTAGCGCCGCGCCTACAGTTGACGCAGGGATAGCGAATAAGAAATATGTAGATGATCGGATAGCGGCTATTCCTGCACAAGTAGGTTTCGGCGCGTGGGCTGCTGTTAGTAATAATACAGTCTATCAAGCAACAACTGACGGATTCGTATTAGCAACAACAGGCGCAGTCCATACGGGAAGTGTATTAGGGTATACCGACAGTTCTAATCCCCCAACAACATTAAGGTTACGACAACAATTTGATAATGCGGATAATTATACCGGTTACTGTGCTATTACAATGCCAGTTCGCAAAGGTGATTATTGGAAAGTTACAGGAGCAAGTACAGTTTATTGGATTCCAATAGGAAGTTAAGGAGAATTATGCCATTACTTAAAAAAGGAATATTGGCGGCTGGTATCGAAGGTATTGATTTTTCTGTACCGGCTACTTTCATTAGTGAAAGAGCCGGTTTTCCGAAGAATATGCGTATTTATCGGAATGAATTACGCAAGCGCTATGGAAAGTCAAAGTATGGTTCTGTAGCAATCTCCGGTGGACAGGTAATGGGTTTAGGTAGATTTGAGGATATGGAAACCGGTAACCAGTATTTACTGCGTACATCAAAGACTAAGTACGAAAAGTATAATACCTCAACCTCGGCATGGGAAAGCATCTCTGCGACTGATTTTACCGGCAGCGACGATGATTTTTTTAGTTTCGCTAATGTAGTTGAAAATCAGTTGATTGTAGTTTCTAACGGAGTAGATAAAATCCGCAAATGGACAGGGACGGGAAACAACGCGGTATTAGGCGGTAATCCTCCGCTTGCAAAATTCTTATGTTATATGTCTCCTTACCTCTTGCTGGCGCATATTGATGACGGGGTAAACACTAATTCCTGCAAAGTGCAATGGCCGGATACCGGGGATCCTGAAAACTGGACAACCGGAAATGCAGACAGCGCGGTACTCTCTAATGAACCGAGCCCGATACGCAATATTGCGAGGCTTGACAGCTGGGCAGCTGTTTATAAAAGAGATTCTCTCTGGCTGGGCCGCGCTGATGATTATGATATTTTTATTTTTACCTGCGAGAAGACCGGTATCGGGCTGGCTGCGAGCCGGGCATTTGCAGATGTTTCCGGGGTACAC